GATTACAAGGGGTATTTGACCTATCTCGCAAGCCTTCTCTGCTTGCTCCATAAAATCATACACTGCAATCTTGCGTCTGCGTTTGCATTCAATGAGATATTTGCCAAGGATTAAGTCACCTTCATCGGACACCTGATACTGCTTTAGGTTCCGTCGAATGCGTATGCCTAGTTGATCAAATATTGCATTGGCGACTTCACGTTCATAGCTTGCGCCACGCTGCCTGTTAAGTTTGCTCATGGTGGGGGTGGGGTACTCGCTGCGTCTGGCTCTATCCTTGACGATTTGTTAATCATCAAACCAGCATCCGCTTTCCCCCAAAAGAGTTAATAACAGTTGGTCTGACAACTGGAGCCGTAGCAGCAGGTTGTACAAGTAACACACCTACCTTGATCGCAGTAGGTATTGTAGGTGCAGCTTGCCCAAACCAGTGGTGCGGTAACGGCTAACCAGAGCGCTATCAAATATTTCATGTGACCTCCATCAGAAGGGAATATCAGAATCATCTTTCCGCTTGCTAGGGAAAGGGTTGACATTGCCGGGGCCGGTACTCTCAGGTGGCACCCAAGTATCTTCTTTGATCGAAATTAGCGCACCCCCTTTCGTGTCCTTAGTCCATGCTGCCAGCTTGATTGTGTCACCCGGAGCGTAGTGTTCAGATACCTTAAGTTCACCACGCCAGTCAGGACTACTAGGCGACTTCTTGTTACGGTTGCTCAGTAGTACCCCTGTACCCATCTTGCGTTCAATGTCTGGTCGATCCATGTTGCTTCTCCTTAACTAATGAATAACGTGCTATCTCTTTCCTGCCAACACGCACCGTTTGCGTCACGATGGTGTGTCCATCTTTCCTAAGTTCTTCAATGCGTGCCGCCAGCCGTAGCACGCCGTACAGTCTTAGGCTATCAAGGGCTGTAATGCCATCACCTTGCTGCAAGTGATCGAGGATCATGGCTGATTGCCCCTTGCCGCTGGCTGGCTTCAACCCTTTTTTATCTGCTGATCGCAATCCTCCTTCGCCCTTTTCACGCCCTTAGTCCATACCTCGAACAGCACTGGCTTCTCAGCTTCAATCATGCCAAGCACAAAGTCATTAGCGCCTTCTAGTGCTGTGATCTTTGCCAGCTTCTCGGCAGCGTTTAGCTTCCCGCTTGCCATGATGCTTGTGACCATATCCAAGTAGCCGTTGACAAACTCATCGTCGTTGGCATGGTAGGCATAGGCTTCAATCTTTCCCGGCACCATGAAAGCCACGCCCGTAGTGAGCTTTGGTGGTGGTGCAGGTACTTCGATGGGTGCCACTGCTTCGGGTACGATCAACGGGTTTTTACGCGCTTCCGGGATGGTTTCAACTTCAGTTTCATCAAGCATTCCGAGTCCACAATGTGCAAGAACCGACCTGCGTATTGCTTTCGTAGTCGCTTTAAGGATGGCATTAGCCAATCTCTCGCCGACAAGGGTTGAAACATCCACTGCGCCTTGATTTTCTGAAACTCTACCGTCAGCGCCCGTGCATCGGACGGAGACAATGTAAATTCCATCCACACGTTCCCGATGCGTAATCTGAGTGGAAAGTTTGTGGAGCGCACAAAGCTGTTGAGTAGCTCCTGCGTTCGCGTAAAGGATTTGTTTTCCATTGAGTGTTAGCAAGTCAAAGGGTTTAGCGGCTGGATCAAGACCAACTTGGCGGCAGCGATACAAGTAATACTCTTTCTTCTGATCCTCGTTCAGTCCAGATAAGTCACCACGCAACACAATGGATGATTGGATAGCAGGATCAAGTGCGACCATTGCCGACTCCCCTGCCATGTTGACTACGTTACTCATTTGACACCTCCAAGTCCGCATACGTTTCTAATAAGTCAGCCATATCAATCTGGATAATGTGCAGCATTCCAGCGATTGCTCTCGGTATTTGCTCTTCATAATCAAAGTTATCGCCTTGTAGCAAAGACTCTACGTTGTCATCCAAAACTTTGGAGGCATACATATTCATAATGCTTTTCATTCCTGCTACTGCCTGCTGATACCTGCGCACTTCCCGAATGACAGGTTTTGCGCCGTGTGCCTGCCTTCGTTTTAAAATACTATCCAGCGCTTCTTTTGCACTTGGCGACTTCTCAATCAATGCTTCTGTCATTGCTTCTAAGCGTTTTAATTCATCCATGTCAGCCTCACTTCAAAAGAAAACGGCGGGAACCCGGTTGCTCGACCACAAACTTGTCATACATCTCTGGCATGGCATTGCGGAACAAGTCTTTAGAAAAAGATTTAGTCGATTTGCTGGCCTTCCAAGTGGCTAGGATTCGCCCGTCATAGGTAGCCAGTTGGCTGGCTTCCATCATGTAGCCTTGCACTTTGGCAGCTAGGGCATCTTCCTGCGCTTCTAATGCTTTGCGCTGTTCTTTGACGATCTTCAGCATCTCGCAAATGTTTTCCAATTCCTGATTGGCTAACAGGCTGTTGCCATTGTCTTCCTTATAGACAATCTTGGCAGCATCACCCATCGTTTCAGGGTCAAAGTTTCTAGCCTTGATGCGCCCCCAAAACTGTGCCATCTCTCTGGCGTGTAAATCCCAATGTTCCTCTGAGAAATGTTGTGGATAGTGGCAGATTTCCTGACCGCCAAAGCAGACCACTAAGACTACGTTAGGGATACGGTGGACTAAGGATTCATGCAGGCATTGCACGCGATAGCCTGTGTCAATGTCAGTTGTACCATCATCGCCGTACTTCTTGCGCTGGTGGATACCGAGATTCTTGACCTCATAGAGTGTCTGCCCATCCTCTGAAATGTAATCAAAGTGTGAGGCAAGAAAGCTATGTTGCGGGTGGTACAGGGAGTAGTCAGCATCTTTGAAATTGATGCGTTGTCTGCGTGCAAACTCTTTCATAATGGGTTCTTGCATCACTAAACCCATTTGCACAGCTTCTACGTTGGATAAGTCATCTAAAGGTTTGACGCCAATCTTCTCAGCGTAAACCTCACCGCTTCTACCTTCAACAAAACGGCGTGCATCGTTAGACCACAATGCGTTATTACGCACTTCGGGTGAAAAGTCACTCATATTTAGCCCCAGTTAGTTTTCGTCCTGATCCCACAATAAGACTGATAGCAACAGGACAATAATTGCTACTAGCCCACCAGCACCCACTAAAGCAGCACCGATAAAAGTTATGATTTGAAAGGTGTTCAAGCGTTCTTTTCCTTCAGCTTGGCTTCGATTATTCGCGCAACCTCAATCGGATGTGAGGCCCACTGTGCCGCGCACAAATCCATGATCTCGTCATCCGTAAGCCCTTGCCATTCGCGTTCAGGCTGCGCTATTCGGGTGCGGAGCATTTTGACTAAGTTATTTTCAAGGGTGGTAACGTCTTCAGCTTCTTCTAAAAACAATTCAAACACTTCTAATAGCTGCTGCGCTTCCTCGCGGGTTAGTGTGATGGTCATAGCCACCCTTTCCAAATAATAAAGACCATCCAACCAATAGCGTTGATAACATATAGACACGCCGCAAAAAAAAACCATTTATCAATCATGGCGCACCTCTTTCGCGGATAGCAAAAGCACAGTAAGCAGCATCACGCGCATCACACACTTTTGCACATTCCTCTCGCTCTGCGGCTGCGACTAGGTTGGCAAAGCGTTCTAGTTTATCTGCCCATACTGAACCGTAATGCTGATCGTCAAGACAGTCTGTTTCCCGCGCCATCCTCATGATGTCATCTCTCGTCATAGTTTCCTCTGGCAAGTAAACGCCTGAATGTCCACCCTGAAGGCCGCAGCAAACCTGCAATCAGCGGCTATACGGCTCTCAGTTTGAACAGCGCCAATGTAGTAGCTCAGTATCATCAGGGCGATGGTAAACACCGACCTAGCCCACCAGCGATGAATAGCCTCTACGCCTTGTTTAAAGACTTTGGCGATCATGTCGCGTTCAGAAGGGGCTATCACGCATGGCCTCTTCGAACTCTTGTCTGGCTTTCTCTCTGCTGATCCGGTTATCAGCGTGCAGGACGAAGTAAATAGCTTTAGGCCCACAGTCACCATCCCTGTAAGACTGGCGTTGAGCGAAGCAATAGTCAAATTCCTCTTTGCCAGTGACTAGGCTAACTTGCGTGGTAACAGGATTGATGCAGCGGTCTTTCTGACCGTGTTCATTGCCATAGAAGAAGCAATCAACACAAAGTTTGATGTCTTTAATGTAAGTCATGGATAAGCCCCTAGATGGATGGAATAACGGATTAGGCGTCGAGTTCTACCAATTGGAAACGGCGTTCACGAAGGCGAAGAACAGAAGCAGACAGGTGATGAACAGACGCTTTAGCACGGTCTAAAGCAGCTTGAGCAGCAGCTTCCTGCTTGCGGATACGGTCTATAAGGTCTGTGTCTTGACGAGGATCGAATTGATCCTGATGGGTGTAAATCATGTGAACCTCCCTGATTAGGAAACGGATAATGTGCATCAGCACACGCGCACAATAGTTCACAGAATACACAAAGTCAACAACTATTTTGAGAGATAGAGTGAAAGGCATTATCCCCTGTGGATAAGTCTGTGGATAAGTAGTCTGTTTCTTTTTGGCAAGTAGAACACCTATATAAATATATCTATACGTTTACTATAGTCTAAGTAAACGTATAGCTATACGTTTCCTATATATATACGGTTACTATAGCTATACGGTAACTATAGCTATAGGGTAAACCGTCATATGGGTATACGAGGGTCTATCGTTCTAACATCTATCTCTCAAAACTTATAGGTATAGTCGTTTACTAAGACTATACGTTTACTTTCCTATACGGTTTCTAAATCTATACGGTTACTACAGATATAGGTAAGCGCGTGTCAATTTGGAAACATGATTTCCGATTTTTTTTGAGGATTCAAATGTCAAAGGAATGAACCTGCATTTGTTGCCAAACAAGCTAGGGTTGAGTTTTGCATAGGGGGTTTTTGAAAAGCGGATTGACCGGCAAGTGTAGGAATGCCCCTAAAACGCATTAAAACGCGCTACAAGGCTAGGAAATAAAAAAGCCGGTACAGAGTACCGGCTAAGGGGAAAACGTCTTAAAAAGGCTTATTTACAATTCACTGAAAAGGGTACCATCACGATGTCACGATGCCCCGCAAGGGTTAGCCTTGCAATCAGCTTAATGCAACGCCAACGAGGGCGCAGCTTTTGGCCCAACGGCGTGCTATAGGCAACTGGAGTTTTATATTCCCGAATCTGATAAAAAATCTTTTGCATGGTAGCCCCTTAGAATGACAGAAGAACGAAAAGAAAAGCCCACATAACAGCAAGGCCTAGTAAACCGCCGAGAATCTCAAGTATAGTCTGCATAATGTAATTCCTCGCTGATAACTTGCTCAATGTATGCAATATCGTGCTGAATCAAATTATTTACCGCATTGGCAACTGTGGCATAAAAACTTGCCTGACATTCCAACAACGAGGAATTATTTTGATTCATTGCTGCATACGCCCATGTTCTATTGGCGGCTTGAATGGCGTCAATATCTGCTAGTGTTAGCCTTGCCAGATAAGCATTAAGAATCCGCGCATGGTCTATTTTGATCATGATTGCCCCTTAAAGTTTAGGAAATGGCACAAAACGCGCCCGTAAACCGCCCGTAAGCGGCTTACAGTCAGGTTTTAAGCGGCTATTGCTTCCGTTACTTGTTCGGTCTCGTTCACTTGCTCACCAGTCAGATAATCCAAGGCATTTTGTGCTTTTGCTGCGGCTGAAAGAATGAATTTTTTATCATTCCGCAAAGCCTGTAGCCAATTCTCAATGTATCCAGCATGGCGCAAATCGCCGTCGATTCCACATTTGGCGCAAAGCATAGCGGCACCGAGTTCAGCAACTAATTCCTCAAAAGCATAATTTTCGCTTCCGAATCTAGCCGGAGTAATGCGCTTTAATCGCTTTTCGTGACCGCTTGCGTGTACTGATTCGTGTAGCAAAGTGGCATAGTAATTTTCACGGGTATCGAATGCCGCTTGTGGTGGCATCACAATGGCGTCAGTACTCGGCCTGTAATAAGCGGAATCGCCTGCGTGAGTTAGCCCGCCGGACAGTTGCAAGCGAGTAACTATTTGATCAGCTTCGTTGCAAGCATCCCATTCAACTGCCGGTATCTCAGGCATTGGCGGTAATTCAATGCCGGAACATTGTTCTATGTTGAAAACATAGTAATGTTTGATGAACGCATAGGCACTGGTAACAGATTCACCCTTGTCGCCGATTGTTTCCTTGCGGTGAACATTCCAATAGACAACCGGTGTCCCCTTCTGATCGGCTAAGACACTACCGCCGAGCATTTGCGCTTGCTTGAACGTAACGTAGTGAGGAACTGCAAAGGGTTGCATTGACAGCCAAAAATGATTGATGCCCCTGTAAACAGTGCCGCTGGCAGGATTGAACGGCATCCCCTGCCCCGGTTGTTGCTTGAGATACCGCCAAGGCTTTACCCATGGCGTAGCCCCTTTTTCTAGCTCGGAAATGATGCGGTCAGTGATTTGTTGTGCGATGTCAATTTTCATGTTTAGCCCCTTAGAATTAGGAATAATGCTTAGTTGATAGATTCGAATTTACTTACTTGCTCTGCTAATTGCTCGGCGGTATACATTTTGTTGATTCGCTTGCCGCTACCGAAAAAGTGAGTAACGGTATACCTACCATCTTTGCGTAGACCGTAGATTCTCATTTCATGGCCTGATAGCCTGCCGTCAGCTTGACGATTCATGCTGCCGTAAACATCTTTGAATACTTTCATTACTCGCCCCTTAGTTGATTGTCGTTTGCGGTTACTTAGCTTCGCGTTCTAACGTGATGCCGACTAGCCAGCTAATGAAAGCAATAGCCAGTGCAGCGAATGAGCATAAAAATTCGCCGTGTACAGTGAAAACCAACGACCAGAGAGTGAAAGCCAGAAAAACGAGCATTGCGATAGTTGACTGTTTCATTTGATGCCCCTTTGCTTAGTTAGGAAATACGCTAGTGCGTATGTACACATGTTAGTCGATGTATGTATTAAGTCAAGGGCTACATATAGATATATAGGTATATATTTTTCTATTGGCTTGTATATAGGGATATAGGTAATCTATTAGGGATAGTTGCTCGGGTGATAATTGGTATATTGTCAATCCCCGCGCCCTTGTATATTTATTAACATGGGGCAATAGGGTTATTTTCTATGCAATATTGTCTATCGGTCAATTGACATAGGGGCAACGGTGCCATTTATGCAATTGACAGCATGACAAGGGCATAGGTCAACTCTATCGGGCATGGTCAGTCGATAGGGATTGGTCTGTTATGTTTGTGGCAACGCGATGGGTCTTGACCCTCCGTGGTTGCGCGCCCTATTTCGTTCCCCGCCCCAAGGAAATTTACGTTTTCCTCCCTGCTATTTATGCTACAGTTGGTTTACTGTATTAACGGAGGTGCGAATGTATGAAATAGATAGCGATGTACCGATGCCTGAGGTTAAGGTTCGGCATAACTACCCGCATGAGGCTTTGCAGGTGGGGGAGAGTTTCTTTGTGCCGGGTGGGAATATGAATGTGCTGTGCAATTACAACCGGATTAGGGGTAAGCGGTTGGAGAGGAAGTTTGTGTGCCGTCGGGAAGGTGACGGTATTCGGGTATGGCGAATTGAATAGGAGGGGCTATGTTGAACGCAAAGAAGGCGCACGCCTTGTTCGATCATTTGAAGGATAGGTTTGGGTTGAGGAATGACCGGGAGTTGGCGCGGGAGTTGGGTGTGCAG